ATTCGCGCAGTTCGGCTTGGAACGCGGAGAAGATCAGGTCCAGGCTGTTGCCCATGGACTGGAAAGCTTCCAGCGCACGGTTGGCGGTAGGCTGGTCCATGGATTCCATGGAGATCATCGAACGCGCCAGTTCTTTCGAACCCGTCATCAGACTGGTGCCGGTGCCGCTGGTATTCGTTGCGGCTTCGATGTGGTTCTTCAACGATTGCAGCGAGCCTTTAGCTGCGCCTTGATTCGCCTGGTACAGAGATTTAGCGTTCATGTTACTTTATCCTTGTTGATTGATAGATACTGATGGGGGCTTTGAAACTGTTAATACGCTTTTATTGCTGAATGGAACCAGCCAGCAATTCAAGATACCGCCGGAACCAACGACTGCGCGACACAATGTTCGGCGAATCGCTGTTTACATACAATGCCCTCAGAACGCCCTTAACTACGTCCATATACAGAGCGGGCGCAATGTCAGGAGCGAAGAATCCTGGGTAGACTACGATACCCGAGACGTCACGTCCCAATTCATAAATAATAAAGGGTTCTTTGTGGTGATCTTGTTTTGCTTCTGGGCTGTAGAGACGGTCTTTCGCCATACTTATTAAGGATGTACCAAAGGCCAATGTCGTTACAGTGTTTAAAAGAAAGTCACGATTCTCTTCATTCGCCGATTCCAGCCAGCGCTTATAAATCGTCGGGGTATTCGTGGCGAGGTCTTTAGCACCGGTGAGACTCTCATAAGAATCTTCAGTAGCCAGAACACACGCCATGTCTTCTGCGGAGAAAATACCCCGCACCTTATTGAAGTCTAAGCAGTCGCTGATCGTCAGAGAATGACGTTTCATTGTTTCGTACACCCAATGAGGTATAATTGCTACGTTATGTTCGGTGCTCACAATTTATTTTCTCCGGTTAGGATGAGTGCAAATGTTTAAAAAATAGAAGACTGGCATTATCTATGAACCAAAGAATTCGGTACAGCAACAGATACGATAAACACAGTCCTGCATTTAAAACAATTTTACGTCTGGTGTCATAGGAATGGCTATTTTCTAGCTACAGGCGTCCTCACAAAAGAAAACAAACATGAATAACAAGCACCTGTTGGTTAACGGAATTACACTGCTCTACCGTGAGAGCCAGGTCCCCAGTATCACTGAGCGTTCGAGTGATCTGGTAAGAACTATCATCACCAACATTAAGTTACCTGACTTCCAACTCACGCTTGACCCTGAAACCAAGATCATCACCAACTTGCGCAATACCGCCCTGGCAATGTGTAACGACCCGGACGATCACATCTACGAGCACGTTGAGATTCTTCAACAGCTCAAACTGGACACAGACGAGGATACAGAGCTGTACGAGGCGTTAGTAGGCGCCATCAGTGCAGAGATGTCGGAACAGTCGCTCAAACGCACTGTGACCAACATGCGTCGTTCTATTCAGAATCACTTCCGCCAAGAAGAAGTGAAGAAAGTTCTGAAGCAAGCGAACTCCCTGATTAACTACAAGCCTGAAGACATCAAAGATTTCAAGTCGTTTGTCGGTACGTTGATCTCGTCGCTCGAACCATTCCAAACAGATGCACTTACAAAAGACCCAGCGATCATATCGCACGTCTCGTTCGATAACGATGAATCCATGGAGAGCGTGTTCCGTGACATCAAGAAAGAACAAGACGGCTCCAGCATCCTGAAGACGGGATGGCAAGGTATCAACAGGATGCTTCGTGGTGGTTTCCGTCGTGGCGAGAACGTCATCATCGGAGCACTGCAACACAAATACAAAACAGGCTTCACACTGTCGCTGTTCAAACAGTTCGCTTTGTACAACGTCCCTGAGATGATTGACAAAACGAAGAAGCCTCTGCTTCTGCGCATCTCGTTCGAAGATGAGATGAAGAACAACTTGCAGTTCCTCTACACTTCGTTGAAAGAAAACGAAACGAGGGAAGCTGTATCCGAAACAGAATTGCTTGACCTGGAAGAGTCGACCCTGCGCAGCTATGTACAAGAGCGCATGAAGATCAACGGCTACCACATTGAGATGCTGCGTGTTGATCCATCTCGTTGGTCGTATCTGCATATCTGTAACAAGATCCTCGAACTCGAATCCGAAGGCTACGAGATTCATCTCTGTATGTTGGACTACCTTGGCCTCGTCCCGACAACGGGTTGTGTCATAGGACCAGCTGGCACCGACATGCGTGATCTGTTCCGCCGCATCCGTAACTTTACCAGTACACGGAAAATTACAACCATCACCCCGCACCAGCTCTCGACAGATGCTAAGCAACTGATTCGTGACGGTAAGGAAGACTTCGTGAAGCAAATTGCCGGTAAGGGTTACTACGCCGGTTGTAAGCAGCTCGACCAAGAGGTTGACCTCGAACTGTACATCCATATCGAGATCGTCAATGGTAAGTCCTGGCTCACAGTGCAACGCGGCAAGCACCGTATCGTCGGGCAGACTCCACTGATCGATCAATTCTGCGTATTGCCATTCGAACCAATCGGCGGTATCCTCGATGACATTAACGGAGCTGACACAACTCGCCGTAAGGTTGGTGGCGGTCCTATTGGCTCTGGTGAGGAAACACCGCACTGGGGCTTCCTGGACACCTAATAATACTCCTAAGTTATGAGGTAACACAACGTTGGATTAGTAGCTTAATCAAAACACATGAGAGCCATGCGATTTATTCGCATGGCTTCTTATGCACTTAACTAAAAAGAGATAATTATGTTTTCAGGTATCCGCAAACTCTTAGGGGCAATCAAGATCACGGAAGAGCACGGAATGATTCACATTGAAGGCTTGCCTTCGAAAGATATCGCTAACGAAATCTTCCGTATCTGGAGCACCAGTAAAATCGCAAACAACATGTTTACGAAACTCACCAATAGCTCGCTGAGTTTCAACTCGTTCTTTGCTCTCGATTTTCTCTACACGATCGAGACGATCTTCAACGGAAAGAAGGGCGCCTATCAGTTCCGTATCCTGGGACGTGTCATTGACTTACTTTACGAACATACGTGGCTCAAGCGCCTCGTAGAGCCTCAGGACGACATTCTGAACTACTCGGCTCTCAAAGAGTTCAATATGCCGTTGCTCGAACACCAGACGGAGTTCTTGGGCGTGATCAATGAAAAGGTGCCGACGTTCAATCTGAAAGGATATGTTCTCGGTGCTGCTCCTGGTTCTGGTAAGACCATCGCTAGTCTGGCAACAGCAATCTGCATGGAGTCCGATGTCGTTATCTGTATCGTTCCTAAGCAGGCTGTCAACGACGTCTGGGTGCAAACCATCTCCACTCGTTTTGCTAAGCCTCAGAAATACTGGGCTTCGACGATGAGTACCGAACCACCAAAGGGTCTGCGCTTCTACATCTTCCACTACGAGCAACTCGAACGTGCTCTGGAATTCTTCAAGAACCAAAAGTTCAAGAAGCCTTTCATCATCCTCGATGAGTCGCACAACCTGAACGAAATGAATTCGCTCCGCACCCAGCTCTTAATTAAGCTGGTGGAACAACTCGATCCATTTACGCTCTGGACGTCCGGTACGCCTCTGAAGGCACTGGGTAAGGAAGCCATGCCGATTCTTAAAACAATCGCTCCTGACTTCAATGAAGACGCTGCAACGCGGTTCCTGGGCATCTTCGGGAAAAACTCCACCAAGGCAATCGACATTCTTCGTAACCGCCTTGGTCAGATGACCTTCCGGGTAGATAAGAAGGTCGTCGTCGCCAACGAAGTGGAAACAATCGAACACAAGGTAGCGATACCAAATGGCGAGAAGTATACGCTAGATAGTATCCGCACCGACATGCGTGACTTCATCATCATGCGCATGAAGTATTACCAGGACAACATGAAAGCCTACATTGCCACGTATGAGAAATGTTTGCAGCTGCATTCCCAGACAGCAATGAACACTAACGACGAGAAGGACTTCAAAACGTACAAGAACTTCATCGTGCAGATTCGTCAGGGTTACGACCCGGCGACGATGAAGCACATGGTGATGTTCTGCAACAACTACGAGTTGAAGGAAATCATCCCACAGCTTCCTAAGGACTTGCGTGACTCATTCAAGTCTGCTCGTTCGGTTGTGAAATACTATCAACTGAAAGTACAAGGTGAAGCTCTGGGTCGTATCCTTGGTAAGATGCGCGCACAGTGTCACGTCGACATGGTTCCTTACATGGGACTGGAGAAGCTGATCGAGGGAGCAATCACCAAGACCGTCATCTTCACAAGCTACGTTGAGGTTGTCGATTCCATGGCGACTTTCTTGAACGCTAAGGGTTACAGTCCCCTGCGTGTTTATGGTGACACCAACAAAGACCTCTCGAAGATCATAGCGCTGTTTAAAGACAACATCGATGCTAATCCATTGATCGCTACCTTCCAGTCCTTGTCGACCGCTGTGCCTCTGGTTATGGCTAACCAAGCCATCCTTGGCAACGCACCATTCCGTGACCATGAATACCAGCAAGCAACGGCTCGTGTCGATCGGCTTGGTCAGCTCCATCCGGTTCGCATCGTCAACATCTTCCTTGACACCGGCGCTAAGCCAAACATCAGTACACGGTCAGGTGAGATCATGGAGTGGAGTAAAGAACAAGTAGAAGCTATGCTTGGTCCTACTCCTAATCTGGACATCTCACTGGAGTGCTTCTCTGACCTGGTTCCGGAATACTCCGTAGCTGAAATCCAGAACGTTCTGTCTTCCCCTCAATGGGCACAATGGGCCCAACCACTTCACCCTCGCTAATAGAAAGACGAAAATGAAATCATTCCGTAAGTCCCTCGGTAGTTTGGCTTTGGAGTCCGATGCCGAAGATGAGAAGAAAGAAGAAG